CATAAGATTAATACAATATTTCAAGATATGCTTTTCATCGTGGCTTTCCAACTCTTTATCAATTTTCTGCTTCTCCACCGCCGCCCGGCATTCTTCCGGTGTGCCGATTGATTCATACTCTGCGCATTCTTCCAAGGCTTTTCCAATCGTTCCATGCTTTTTAACAAGCCAAACATACTTCATAGCTTCTTTTAATTCTTCCAGTGTACCAATCGCACGGTACTGCTGTACTTCTTCAAGCGCATTGATTGCCGTCTGCTTAGCTTTTATCGCCAAATCCCCATGTGCTTCAATCATATTTAAAACGTTAATTGCTTCACTCTCCATCATGGCTACACCTCCAACAGTTCCGGGTTATCAATCATGTTGCCGATCACTTCAAAATTCTCTGAATCAAAATCATCCAGTGCCTCGTAGTCATCACAGCCCGGCTCATTCGTACACCATCCGTTTTCATGCCACACGACACGCTTTCTCGTCTCATCTTCTGGAAACTCATCATCGATATGCCCTGAAAGAATGTCATTCTCCCAAATCAGATTGCCGTTCTTGTCCTTAAGTCCGGTGCACTGGCAGATTGTCTCTTCTTCAATAACTGTATTGGGTTGTACACCGCTAAATCCATCCCATTGCACCCATATATTATCTGTCAATGTTCTTTTACCTCTGTATAAATGTCTATTCTCCATCCTTTCCCTCCATTTCTTTCAACTTGGCTTCTGCTTCCGCTCTTGTAAGAAATACTGTTTTACCTATTTCATTCGGATAAAATTCCATTGATGCAAGGTTAGGCATCTCTTCTGGAAAACTTATTTCTATCCACGTTCCGTTGTTTTTAGAAATTGATATCTTTTCTATCGTGCAACACCACACTTGTTTATTTTCAATGCAATAAACCATATCTTCTATCTTGCACGGTAACAACAGAAGTAATCCCTGCTCATCGGCATCCTCATAGTCTTTCAACTTTTCCCTCAAATCTGCCATTGCCCACATATTGCGGTAGAACAACGCAATCAGACCACGGACATCTGAAAACGGATCTATCGTTAAATTGTCCAATATTTCCTCGTCAAACTCTGCGTCATCTACTGGCAATTCATCTTTTGCCAATGTGACCATAAGATTTCTTGCAAAATCTCGTGCATCCATTTTCATCTCGTAATCTCTGTATCTGGCATTACCTTCATCATCTACATAGCAGCTATTATGTGCCAGCTCGATCATCGACATGTCAGCCACGCTTTTATTTGTCGTTAATCTCTCCATGTTGCTTCCTCACTTTCTGCTTTTCCTTTTCCTCACATGGCTTACAAAGCCTACTACACCAACCGCATGGTGTTATGTATGGACATTCTTCTCCAAGTCTCATGCTATTCCTCACTTTCTGCCTTAAGCCACTTTAATAAGCACTCATAACAATTACAATTATCATTTTTGTCGCAATCAATTTCTGCTAACCCATTTTCATTCGGACACATCATATTGACTGCCAGCTCCTCATCCGTCATGCTTCTGATCCGGTCTGCGTTGGTCTGTGGTGATGTCATAATTTCAAAGCATTCATCTCTCCAAGCTAAAACATTTTCAAGCTTGTATGAGCTGTAGCCGACATTATAATGATTCTCTCCAATTTTCTTGTACTTGATTTCATAATACGGATCTTTATCTATCATTGTTACGATAATTTCTAAGTCTGAAACCTTAATACGTTCGCCCTTTGGTTTCTTAGCCATGCTTTTCATACACTCTGTCATATTTCTACCTCACTAAATCCGTTATTTTAACAGATACCCCTTTATATTTACCGGTGCGACAATACTCTGCGGTATCAAAAAAACAAATGCATCCATCGTCTTTTTTTTCAAGTGCTATGCTTACACCATTGCTTACCAGTGTATTTTTTAACAACGTCAGTACCACTTGTATCTCCTGCTTGGTCTCCTCTGTCATTTCAACTGCGCCCTCCCGAATTTATTACTTTTTCAATGATTTCTTCCCGTAACTGCTCTGCTATATGGTCCCGAACCGATTCCTCTGGGAATGCGATCTGATACGTCCGTTCCTTGATGCGGTTCGTGATCCGGTCATCATACTGCAACGTCTCCAACGGATCATTGCTCGTAAAAATAGTCACTTTTCGGTTTATGTAACGCTCATTGATGATTTGATACATCTTGTCGTTGATCCAGTCCGCTGGTCTCTCCACTCCGAAATCATCAATCACAAGGATGTCTGTGGTGTAGAGCGCGTCCAAAAGCTGATTCTCACTGCATTCTGTATCTCTCCGCCATGTATTCTTAATCTCTTGCAGGATGGTCAGTGACACTGCAAACTTCACTGCATAGTTTTTCATCAGCTCATTTGCAATCCCGGCAGCAATCCTCGTCTTGCCGCTTCCCTTTGTCCTCGACCAGATATACAATCCCATGCCTCTTTCCTTCTGGCTCTCGAAATCATCCAGATATGTTTTTATGATTTTACAGGCATCTGACACCATCTTTTTACTTTCCTTCTTCCTGTACACATCCATTCGAAACGATCTCAGATCCATCCCACGGAATGCCTCCGGTATATCTGCGAATCGCAACCGCCTTGACATGACCGCTTTCTCACGGCATTTACACGGTACTGCTATTTCAACTCCGTCTTTTATTTTCAAAATCCACTCCCGACCTTCGCAAATTGGACACACATCAGAATCCTTGGAAGTCTCCGGTGTCTCCGCATTCCTGCATAAGTTCGTTGAGTGATTTTTCATGCGTTCCAGTATCTCTTCCAACTGATCCATCGTTCTCTCCTTTCAGATACTGCATAAACAAATTTTCTTTCAAAAAATTCTCTGCATTTTTAATATAACGATCAGGTGTCCTTTTCTTTTGACAATCAACAGCGTAATTTTGTGCAGCCACTATCAGATCATCTTCCGGTACACCAGCCAGTACCACATTGCAGTATTCTGTTTCAACAAGACAGCCAGTACACCGTTTCGGATAGGCCGCGGCAAACTCTCCGAATTTTTCCACGGGGGATATAGGGGGTGTGTTTCTTCCCTTCTTTCCTTCTTTCTTTTCTTCTGTTTCTGCCATTATCGTTCTTCCTCCCTGATGCTGTCCACAACTGCTTCTATTACACCATCTGTTACTGCAACAGAAAGTCTTTCTCCTTTTTTAACCTGACTGATTTCCGTAACTGCATGTCCGTCTGTGTCGGACACAAACGCATATCCGCCATTCAGCTTCTTCAGTGGAGAAAGTCCTTCAAACCGTTGAATCCATACTGCCAGTTCATGACGTTTTTCTGTCAGTTTATGCTCCATGGAAGAGCGCAGACGTTCTTCCAGATCTGCGGCATGTTGTCTTTTCTCTCTCAGCACAGATTCCGGGTTTAAATATTTCAGCTTCGTTTCATATGCTTTCAGCCTTTCGGCAAAAAGTTCTGTTTTGCTGTTCATGGCACTCTGCAGACGTTCTCTGTATATTCGAAAACTCTCCATCACGCTGCGAAAATCATCTACCGCAAGCTCTGCCGCAGCCGAAGGTGTGGGAGCCCTCAGATCCGCCACAAAATCCGCGATAGTAAAATCGGTTTCATGGCCTACCGCCGAAATCACAGGTGTTTTACACTCAAAAATAGCACGGGCTACGATCTCCTCATTAAAAGCCCAGAGATCTTCAATAGAACCACCTCCACGGCCGACAATGATCACGTCCACCCCTGCTTCATCCAGCATTTGGATTCCTTTTACAATACTCTGTGCCGCACCTTCTCCCTGCACAAGTGCCGGATAAAGGATAATCTGCAGATAGGGATTTCTTCTTCCCGCAATATTTCGGATATCCTGCACAGCCGCACCGGTAGGCGCTGTCACCACACCAAGAGTATGAATAAAATGAGGTATGGGCTGCTTATATTCCCGGGCAAACATCCCCATATCCTCAAGTTCCTGTTTCAGTGCCAGATACCGCTCATAGAGAGCACCGGCGCCCTCCAGAGTAATCTCTTTCGCATAAAGCTGATAACGCCCGTCTCGCTCATATACATCTACAGCGCCGCCTACAACCACCTTATCTCCGTCCTTCATGCGAAAGGCAAGGCCACGACGGTGTCCCGCAAACATCACACAGCTTAATGTGCCTGTTTCATCCTTCAGGGAAAAATAAATATGTCCGCTGG